AGGAAACCAATAAATATACCGTTGGAGTCCTTATTATCTGGCTCCCAGTTTTCAATAAAACTCCAGTCGGAGTCCTCATCGCAATTATACCACATACCTAAAGCTGTAATATCCCCATCGTCGTTCTGCTCGACAATGAATGTATCCTTCGCAATGTGGTAGGCAACAAGCAGTTGCATTAAATCCTCTGGCCATCCAGCCAACACTTTTCCGTTCTCGTTTTCAGCACAGAAATCCACGACCTTATCTATGAAGTCAATGGCTTCTTTCTGTTCAGCATTTTGCAATGCTATTTGAACTGATTGCAGGAGGGGATTCATTATCTGCCAATTACTTGCCAATGGACTGTCACTGGTGTTCCTTGAGTCTCACGTATAATTAAAGTTGAATTACTAAGGGAATCAATTTTGATCTGAAATCTATCAAAAGTGCTGTTTTCCTGTGGAGTAAGCTGTGCGCTAACGGTAGCATTAAAAGCTGCTCCAAAGTTTAAGCTAGTGGTAGTATTTCCAGCAACCGTTACTGTTCCGAACTTCATTATTAGACCATTAGGAAAAGTTACGCTCTCTTCACTATTATATGTGCTAGGTGTAAAACCACCTGCACTGTTGTCCACGTAAGCCTTAATGCTTTCGGATGTAGCTAGCTTGGTTGCGCTTGCTCCTTCCATTGTGTCGCTGTCAATAACATCTGCTAGTTTTGCAAAGGTTACGCCTCCGTCATTCACGGCTATAGCCCCTCCAATCAGTGTTATACTGCTACCATCAACAGCATCTGACGCGTTAAAGGTCGCCCCGGTAATTACTTGATTGAGTTTGCTAGCAGATAGCTGTTCGCCATTAGCAAATGTTTTTCCTGTTGTTAAAATGGACATATTATTAAATGTTTAAGAGATTACTTGGAAGGCTTGAACTACATAGGTTACTCCAGTAGAACTATTGCTTGCGCTAGCTCTATATTCTAATTTACCCGCTGAATCAGTAGTTACAACAATCGTCCCTCCCACATTACTTGGACCTACAGCTACTGTACTTGCGCTAACGTTAGAAAAATTTTGAGGTGATCCCTTGGTTTTAAAATGAAAAGATCGGGTCGCCAAGCAATTATATACTTCCATAATGACCATCGCCTTGTTTGAGCCAACGACGGACGACAGATCTAATTCCTTATATGAGGCGTCTCCATCTATCGTTCCTGTAGCCGTACTAGCTTTTAAACCTGAATTATCGTCAACATATTTCTTTATACTTTGCTGAGTTGCTAATGAAGTAGCTGAGTCAGAGTTCATATTGTCCTCGTCAAGGATAGCTACGGCAGTAGGAACAGCAGCACCACCAGACGTATTACCAAGGACGGTTAGGTTAGCCTGGCTTTTGAGCTGTAACTGCCCCGTGGTATGTACTGCAAGTCCACCAGCGGATACACAAGTTCCTAGATCAGAACCACTAACACTAAACGAAACACCATTTCCATCCGTACCTTTAAATGTTGAATTATCAACAATGTTATTAAGCGTTGTGTTAGTGACTGTATCGGTAGCCCCAAAATTGTTTCCTTTTACTATAGGTGATGCCATTATTCTGCTTTCTGTGTTGATCTAAAGGATGTTGATCCTTGAGTTTGAAGTGACCTAATTCTTGGCCGTCCTTGTGTATTGTTTACTGTAAATTGAATCCCGTGTCCTCTGCGGTTACCTATTCTACCACGTATGGACACATCCTCCGCCTTAGGTAAATTAACTCCGTTATTAAAGCTATTTAGGGTTCCCAATGTAAGGTTAGCGTCGGGGTTTTCTGTCTCAGCTAATAGGTCAAAGTTGCTCGCATTATCCGCACTACTTTCTACGTGCATCTGAAATTCTTTCCAGTTCTTTCTGGTCATATCACCGAATGTATATTGACGAGTAGTAATACTGCCTTTGACATCCTTAGTTTCATTAGAGCCTCCGGTACTTACATTAATTAAGTCATCACCCTGTAGCCTGTTGTCAAGTTTATGAATACCACCTAATCTATTAATGGCGTAAACACCCCGCTGGCTTCCTTCACCCGAGACAATAAGGTTTTCAATGTCCCAATCATCGCTATCAACGCTATCAATACTCTCCCATTGTTTATTCAGGAAGTTATAAATAAGTATAGCGTTATTTCTAGTAGCGTCATCCAGGGGTACGGCAATAAAGTAACGATTGTCGAAGTAAACAGCAACAGCTTGATTCCGTTGATCCTTATTAATTCTTTTGATTGTTTCGTTAATTGGCTCACTTAGGGGCGTTTCGGTTCCACGAAGGTTGTACTCATCAAAGAATTGAGTACTGTAAACGCCATTGTCGGAAAGGAAAATAACTTGATTACCAACCTGTGTAATAGTCTGACGAGCTACGCAACCTACCTCATCAGTCAGTAGTTTAGTGCTAGCTGATTGCAGGGACGTTGTGTTAGATATTAGGTGAATGCTGTTACGATTGAACACCATCAAGTTATCCTCGGAGAATGAGTGCAGACCTACCGTGAAGTCAGCCTCACCTGCATTGAATCTGTACTGAGCAAATATTTGGTCATATGTATCGCTATCCAGAATATCTGAAGCAATAACCTCATCCAGAATCCCCCTCGATGTGTACGAATTAACACTTGCATCCACAGAGAATTGAAACGGCATAACCAACCTGCGTTGATGATATACAGCAAATTCTGGGGCAGGCATGTGCGTGAACCCTAGACCTACGGATACACGTTTTGAAAATTCTGGTACAGTTCCAGTGTGAGTAGCAACATCAGGAGAGTTTACAAAAAATTTAAATTCATTTGCATCAACAACAGTTGATACAACAAATGTATTACCAACGGTTAAACCACTATTGTTGGATTCAAGTAAGGTTATTGTATCCCCTATTGATAGTCCATGTGTACCAGTTCCTAAATCTACGGTTGCTACATTGTTAGTTATGGAGAACCCACTAGCTGGACTTGCTATAACTGCTGGCTGTGTATAGGTTCCGCTTGCTACTTTAGAGAAGGCGGATGTGGCTGTGCCAGTTCCGGACCCAACACCCGTAGCCGTAAAAGTAACACCTATAGTATCCGCCGAAGCACCGATAGCTTGAAAGTCCGTATTTCCAACAGCCGTGATTGTATAGGTTCTACCTACCACAAAACTACCTGCCGTTACCGCACTAAAGGAACCATCCCACTCAAGAGCTACTTGACCTTTACGAAATATAAACACCTTGTTAAAGGTCTGAAGCATTGATGATTGCGGAGGTATCGTTTCGTTTAATGGATAAGCAATCTCTACGGTAGCATCAGTCAGCAAGTTTTTGGCAACAACCTTTAAATTGGAGGCAATAAGGATGTACTGACTAGCATTATCATTGGGGTCACTGAATGTGGAACTTGCATAGACTTCGGTAACTTGCCCCTGGTCAAGTATCATCTTAAAACCAATAACAGCCTGCGTGGTATTAGTATTCAGGGTGAATGATAATTGTTGGGGTAGTACTATTGGGGTAGTATAGGTTTCATTGCTACCTGTCAGGGCATATTTGAGTGTCTTAGTGTCCCCATTATCAGTAACAGAAACTAGAGTTTTTAATCCGTTAGGATCCACTGTAGAAAAACCCAGTCCCTCTACTGTAACAACATCGTCCGCTGCAAATGTATGCCCGGCCTCTACAGCTGGGTCATTAATTATAATATTAGCTTGGTTGTCAGCCCCAACAAGAGTTGCTGATTCAATAGTAGTCGGAAGCATCGTCGTGCTTCCATTACCAATTTCCACTGCGGTAGGTAGTCGAAGTACATCCCCCCCTACGCCAAACGGGGCTTCAATAACCTCGATGCCCTTTCTTACCTGTGCTTCGCCGTTACGATCCAGTCGAATGTTCTGGGAGTCAGCTAGCATGCCCCCCTGTAGCTGATCAGGTCTAAGGCGATTGTTGAACCCAACAAAGCCTACATCCCCGTCATTGAGGATGCGGTCATCTAAGTTAGCATAGGACCTGTACTCTTGCATTATCTATTTAAACGACCTCTACGACCGCGACGAGATAATCTTTGATTGTTACCTAACATAATATTTTATTTTACTAGCTTTTGTTTTCTCTACGATATTTAGCAAGCCTTTGTCTAAAAGTAGTTATTGATTCATTTGTTCTGCGCTTTGGCTCTTTGCTTTTAGCGGCAGTTTGTTTAGCTTTGGCTGATGCTTTTTCTTTTGCCTTTTCTGCTGCTCTCTTGCGTCTTGCCTCTAAGGCTCTTTGGCGACCTGCCATGACAGGCGATTGAGGTCTCGTAGGTTGAGCTTGAGCTGCTGCTTTCTTTTCTGCTGCTCTCTTGAGTCTTGCCTCTAAGGCTCTTTGGCGGCCAGCAAGAACGGGTGATTGCGTTCTCGTGGGCGTAGATGCGGCTGGCTCAACTCGAGTAGCACTTAGATCAGTTTTTCTAGGTAAGGTCTCCGGAGCAGCCTTTTTCTTTGCCGCGATTTGTGAAGGCAAACGGCCTTGAGCCTTTGCGAGGCGATATGCGGGAGTGCCGCGACGATATTCTCTGTTTCTCATTGTATTGATTATTTAATTATTAACATTTCCAACGCTTCAAGGCTAGTGCCTTCCGTGTTGGTCTTCCTTTTGAATCCTTCATTGGACCCTTAACGCCAGACATTCTGGCACAAAATGATTTCTTTCTCGCTAGCTTCTTGCCCTTGGGCTTGGATTCCGTGACCGGAGCCTTGAGGTTAGCACCCGTCTTGCGTTTGAAGTAGGCACGACCAGCGGCAGTGAGTCCGCCCTTTTTGCTTTTGTGTTCCTTCCTCATTTGCTTTTTACTTTTGCTTTAGGTGTATTTGCTACGACTGTTTTTCCTCTGGCTCCTGCTTTCTTTTTCTTTCTAGCTGTGCTTGCTCTCTCCGCTTTCGTAAGACTGAGAGCCTTTCTTTTAGGGAGGCAACGGTCAGGGTTCTTCTTATCCTTCGACGTTCCGCAAGGTCCTTTGATAGATCCATCAGTTCCAATGCGTACCCAGTTCTGCTTTCTCCATTGTGCTAGTTGAGCCATTATCTTCCTTTGCGTTTACCACCCTTGGACTTCTTTGCATAGTTAGGATTCTTGCAGTACTTGGATGCAGCCATGTTAGCATAAGCGGACGGGTACGTGTCAAACGTACGTCTAGCCCAGGCTTTACCTTCTGGGCATATCTTACCCCCGCTTTTTGCTTTTTTTGGCATTCTTTAAAATTGATTTAAGTAACTTAGCTTGACCGGCGTGAGCCTTGGATGCTTGCTCAAGTTTTCTTGCAACGGTTAATATTTTGCGGTGCATTACTTACACTTCTTGCGTTTACCCATTCCCTTCATCCCCTTAGCTTTAGCAGCTTTTGATGGACGACCTACTTTACTTCCGTATGTTCCTTTTCCTTGTGGCATAATATTATTTGTTTCTTTTGTTGTGAAAATCAAACAGGACTTTTACTTTCTCTGTCAGAGCTTCTAGGTTGTAGTGCATTCTGGCTAGCACGATAATGAGCGTAATAACGCCAATACCGATGGGCCAGAGGGATGAAATGATTTGTAAAACTTCATTCATTTAATTTGTGATGAACCAAAGTAGAAGCCTACGATGGCTAGGGCAGTCTGCCTAATTTCTGGTAAGATAACGA